CTTGTCCGTGATAGTCCAGTCTTTAGTTCATAGGCGTTTATGATTGATTCTTTCACCTCATTAAGCATGTCTATTGCCTTTTCCATCTCAACCTTGTCTCCAAAGGCTATGGTCATCGGATTGTGTATCATCATTAGTCCTGTTGGTGATATCAGGACATCAGTGCCTGCCATTGCAATAACTGATGCAGCACTTGCCGCTATGCCGTCAATTTTTACTGTCACATTACCCTTGTAGTCCATCAGCATGTTATATATCTGGCTTGCGGCAAAAACGTCTCCACCCGGCGAATTAAGCCATATTGTAATATCTCCTTCACCATCCATGAGTTCATTTTTAAACTGCCTAGGGGTAATCTCATCACCGTACCAAGTCTCCTCGGCTATTGCTCCATCAAGATAAAGTGTTCTTCCTTCCTCGTTCTTGACCCAGTTCCAAAATTTTTTATTCAAAGTTTTTTACCTCCTTTTCTTCACTGTTCTTTTTTACATATGCTCCCACATCTTTTAGTTTAAGCATGTTGCCATTGACCATAAATGTGTTGCCTCCTTCATCGTCAGGGATAGTGTTCATGTTTTCAAGCTCCCTTATATTGTTTGGACTTAAGAATCCATTTTGTATTCCAACTGAATAACCGGTCATCCTGGATTGGTAGTCGCCTCTAAGCAACCCATCAACATTCAGCTTTATAAAGTGCGTTCTTTTCTCGCTTGGGAGAAGCAAGGCTTTCTGCATTGACATTTCCCACCTAATCACCCATGGGTCAAGCGTGTACTTCACAAACTCCAGCGACTGCTGCTCTATATTGCTGAAGGAGCTTTTCTCAAGGTCGCCGACCATATGCGGCGGGATACGAAAAAGACGAGCAATCTCATTGATTTGAAATTTCCTCGTCTCCAAGAATTGTGCCTGTTCAGGCGGTATTCCTATTTGTTGAAACTTCATACCCTCCTCTAATACCGCAATCCGGTGGGCGTTGCCGCTTCCCTGATATACTTGATTCCAGCTGTCCCTGATTTTCTTCGGATCCTTGACAACTCCCGGATGCTCCAATACTCCTCCGGGATTTGCACCGTTTGCAAAGAACGACGCCCCATATTCCTCCGTTGCTATCGCCATACCTATGGCGTTCTTGGCCATGGCTATGGGAGAATAGCCAATTAATCCGTCAAATCCTAAGCCGGGTATGTGGAGAACATCTTCTCTCCCTAAAATAGACACACCCTTATCAGTTCTATACTCATAGTAAATCTCTCCATTTAAAGCCCGGTCAACCCTCATCTTGTCAGGGAGCAACGGATACAAGGCCGCAACCTGCCCTCTCCCATCCCTTATTATTTGTGCATAGGCATTTCCCCATAATAAAAGATGACTCATAAGTGTCTCTCTGAACACGAATGAAGTCATCTCGGGGTTGGGTTCATCATGGAGCAGGTAGTATAGCTGATGCTCTGTTGCCTTTTCCTTGCCTTCCTTGGTGTATTTATAGGTATGAAGCGGCAAACTTGCTATTGTTTCAGCTAGAATACGGACACAGGCATAAACTGCTGTTGTCTGCATAGCCGACCTTTCATTTACCGGTTTTCCGCTTGTTGTGCTACCAAAGAAAAACTCATACGCGCTTCCCGGAAGATAATTCTTAATTGGCTTATCTCTTGATTTAAAGAATCTGTTTAATATGGGTATTTGCATTTGTTCACCTCCTGAAAATGGGTAAGAAAAAAGCACCCTCTCATGATAAGGATGCAGTATTAAATTAATCAAAACTATCAATCATAATCAAAATATATTAAGTCTTTGATTTCTTCTTTTTTTCTTATTTGAATTGATTGTTCTTGAATTATTAAATCGTTCAAATAAGTATTAATGCTTTTATTCAAATAGCAAGAAATTCTTTCTATAAAATCAAAATGGTTTTTAATAAATTCAATATCAGCACTTATTGCAACATCAGTGCTATTATCATCATAATATAAGCTATCGAAATTGTTTTGTTCAGACCCACCGTAAAGTAATTTATATACACCCGTTATTTTTTTTCTTTTAATATCATTATCTATTAAATTATGAAAATACTTATTAAAACTTATTTCATCTAAGCAATTGATAGATTTCAAATATAAATAAGTATTATTATAAATTTTCATATTAAATGTTTTTTTATTACTGTTTATTTGTTTTAGACTTTTCTTTAATTCGCTTTGTTGTTTCCTTAGTTTTTCGATTAAAACTAAGTCCTCCTGATTAAGTTGACTTAGTTTTTCATTTTGCTCTTTTTTATCAATTTCTTGTTTTTGTTCTGATAACTTCTTCTCTTTATATAACTTAAGCTGTTTTTCCAGATCTTCTTGATGCATGATTTCTAACCGTCGCATGAGTTCAATACGCTGACTGATAAAATCATTTCGTACCTTTTTACCAGTGTTTTTCTCTTGTAATAACAAATCTTTTTCCTGATTTGACTCAATAATATCAACTGAATTCTGTTGTATATTCGAACTTCCTAACTGATCTTTTAAAGATAGCATCCACTCTTCGGCTACATTGTCATCGAAGTCTTTCTCATTTTTTTCTTCTTCTAAACAAAATATCTCTTCCTCTGAAATATTTGGTATATCAATTTGTGTTGGTATAACTTCACAATCTTCTCCATTCACATCAACCAATTGAGGCAATTTGAAATCTTGTTGAATATTATCTTTTTCTTCTATGACAGTTTTATTGTTTCCTTTACTTAATAAAATATAAAAGGCTGCAAAAATTACTATAAGCAAAATAGCTACATGAAATAAAATAAATAGCAAATATAAAACACTTACAACTTCCATGTTTATCACCTAAACTTAAAATGTATTCGATTTCATTATACAAAACCTTACAGAATTTTACAACACCAATATCCCTCTTTCATCATAAACACTTCCACTACTTCCCTTGTTCCTTATTGCCCTATCCAGTGCCATTATCAAGGCAACAGCACCATCTATCTTTTCTGTACTTTTCTCCTTGTCAGGTTTTATATTCCCCGCAGGATCTGTTCTTACAAAAATATTATCCATGCACCACCTTAAAACAGGGTGCCCGCTATGAGCAATTTTTTCTTCAAGGGTAAGCTTCATCAACTCTTTAGTCGGAGGTGACATATCCTTAAAACCTTGACCGAATGGTACAACAGTAAATCCCATACCTTCTAGATTTTGTGTCATTTGAACTGCACCCCACCTGTCAAATGCAATTTCTTTAATATTATACTTGGTTCCTAATTCTTCAATGAAATTCTCTATAAATCCATAGTGAACAACATTTCCTGCTGTTGTTTTTATATATCCTTGCTTTTCCCATACATCATAAGGAACATGGTCTCTTCTAACTCTTAACCCTATATTGTCTTCTGGCATCCAAAAGAAAGACATTACTTGATACTTGTCATCTTCATCTATTGGAGGAAACACTAAAACAAATGCTGTTAAGTCAGTGGTACTTGAGAGGTCAAGACCCCCATAGCATTCCCTTCCTATCAGTTTTTCAGGTTCTACATCAAAGTTACATTTATCCCAAACGTGCATCGGCATCCAGCGAACTGATTGTTTTACCCACTGATTTAACCTAAGTTGTCTAAAGAGATTCTCTTCAGCAGGATTCTGTCTTGCTGATTCAAAGGCAGCTTTAACTTTATCCATGCTGACCGTGATTCCCAGCGATGGGTTTGCTTTCTTCCACACCTTTGGATCAGTCCAGTCATCCTCTAAAGCAGCACCATATATTACAGGGTAGAAAGTAGGATCATTTTTTCTTCCATCTATGATATCCAAAGCCTTCTGATGTACTTCCCAGCAGATACTATTCTGATTGTCTCCAGCAGTGGTTATAAGGAAATACAGTGGCTGCATCCTTGCATCACCACTGCCTTTGGTCATAACATCGAAGAGCTTTCTGTTCGGTTGGGTGTGAAGTTCGTCAAACACCACACCGTGGGTATTGAAACCATGCTTGTTACTGACATCGGCTGACAGCACTTGATAAATACTGCCCGTCGGTTGATAGATGAGTCGCTTTGTAGAGTCAAGAATCTTCACTCGTTTTGCTAAAGCCGGACACATCCGCACCATATCCGCCGCAACATTAAAAACGATAGATGCCTGGTTACGGTCAGCA